AACTTCCCTTTGGACATTTTAATTCTGCCTGAATTTCTAATAACTTTTTCATAATATAAATTTTAATTGTTTGACAAATATAACTATTCTTTTTAATATAACACTAAAGAATAAAAAAAATTATAAAAATTTTCTAAGCCCTTGCGCACATCGTTCTATGCTGTTTGCTCGTTCCTGAAGACTTTTAATTTGTTCAGAGATAGTTTCCTTACAATCGCTTGTAAAGTAGCCGTTAGACGTGGCAATAAGTGGTATTATGCCGTTTGTACGAATGTAGTTAACTATCTTACGTAAACGTACTCCAGTCATTTTAATTTTATAACCTCGTGCTAAAAGATATTCGTTTAATCGGGTTACTATTAATTCTGATTTGATAGGGTTCGCCTTTTTGTAGTTTCTAAAACCATGCACCACTACGGGCAGTATTTCCATTTCTTCGCTTGTCAGTTCGTGTGTGAACTCTTCAAAATTTGTTATGCTCATAATTTAAGTTTTAATTGTTGATTCAAAAGTAATTATTCTTTTTAATATAACTCTAATTGTTTTATTTTATTTTTATAAATCTGCATTAATTCTTTCAATTCCTCTTTTGTGAACTTTCGTGTTTTCCTTGCTTCTGCTTCTAATTCGTGGTAACTTTCTATTCCGATTTTATGTATTAAGTTTTTTTGGTACTCAATTAGGTTACCACTTAAATACGTGTTGCAGTGTTCACACTGGAGATGGCAATTAAGTTCACTAAAACGAACATTCCAATGGTTATTTGCATTAAAGAAATGTCCGCAGTTTTGTTTTAATGGTTTCTTTTGGCAGCTTATACAAACTTGACCTTTATCTCGTAACCGTATAAACTTGTTAAAAATTATTTGTGTCATCTTTACATAATCCTGTATTGTTTCAAGTTCCTGTTGCATCTTTTGTTTTTTCTCTTTCCATTGTTTCGTCTTTTCAAACTCTACCCAAACACGAACGCAATCAGCATCTAAACAAAACTTTTGATTAAACCTAACCGCTTCAAATTTATTCTTACAATTTTTACAACGTGGCATCTTTAAAATTTATTTGTGATTGTAAATCTTTATTCTTAAATTTTTCTTCAATTAGTAACTTTTCAAGTCTAAAATTCTGCTGTAATGCTGCTCTTAATTCTTTCTCCATAGCATCGTAAGTAATCTTTACTTCTTGTAAGTCTGCTAAACTACGTTCCATTGAGTTAATTAAATCGGTTCTATGTTCGTGTTTTTGTTTGATTTCTTCAAGACTTAGTTTAATCTTTAAATAGGTAGTGTCTAAGTTTACTTTGCCAGTTATAATTGTCAGTTCATCCATTTATTCGTGTTTTTGCTTGTTATAATTTACATTCCGCAGTATCCTGAATCACATTCGTTAAAATCATCGTCAAATAATTCTAATTGCGTTCTATAGCTTTTAATTTTTTCGTAAGTAATTCCGCTTTTAAACGTGCAATTGTTTTTCTTTTCGATTTCTATAAACCAATTAAATTGCTTTTCAGCTTTGTTACTCATATGCTTTAACATTAATTCGCTACGATGAAAACATCCTACACAATTATTTTGATATGCAAATCTAACGGGTTTATCTTTCCAATAATTTTCTATTGTGTCTTTAAATATAGCGTCATTTATTAAAGGAAAAGTAGTCTTTCGATATGGTAATTCTTTCCATTTGTTGCGTCCGTTTTTTTCTCCAACCTTAAACTTAAAACTTTCTACTCCATTAACAGCACGTTCACTCATTGTTTTTGCTCTGCTTATTTCGTTTGCTCTAAATCCTATTCTCATTTCTATTGGTAGTTCCGTGTTTTCGTAGCACCATTGAGCAATTGGTTTAACTTTCATATCAGTAGTGCAGTATCGTGTCATTTGATTAGGTAAATAGTTTTTACCATTTGCCATTCTATAACTTGCTATAACTTCTTCAAACGTGTTTTTGCTTAACCAAACTATCTCTTGACCTATAAACTGCTCTAAATCTAACATCGTGTAAATTATGGTATCTTCTTCAAGTGTTCCTATAAATTCAGTTCCTATTTTATCGCTTACGATTTGCCTAATCTTTGAATCGGGAAATAAACACGAACTATCATTTGTCCTTACAAGTGAAAAGATATTATAATCAGCAGGGTAATTTGCAGCTATATAACTCGATGTTTTACCACCACTTAAACTATTAATTGTTTTCATAATCAAAAAGGAACATCTTTATTTTTCATTTTTTCTGAAAATGAACGTATTTCTTTTCCGTTTACTATATCGGGTTCAATTAAAGGTAGTTGTTTAGCTGGAAAACTATTTGAAACGGTTACAGGTTGTAACGGGTTAACTGAATTAATTTTAAAGCCTAATCCGTTATTAAACTCACATAATACTGGTTCATCTAATTTTGTGTGCATTCCGCCCGTGTCCATGTCTTTAATCTTTTCTACGTTTACCATAGTGTAATACTTCATTGTTTCGTGTTTTATTAGCCTGTGAATTACAAACATATCATCACATCTATTTAAAAAAGCCTTGCCACCCTCAACGTGGTCTTTTAAAGGTGGTTTAAGATGTCCTTTCCATTGATGGTTTTCAGGGTATAAGTTGCCACTTCTACCGCTTTCGCTGTTTGGATGGGTGTTTATGTAAATTGTCATTCCCGATTCATTAACAAATTGACGAGCTTGATTTAAAAACTGATAATTACCCTCATAAGTCATAGGGCGATCAAGTCCAGTAAACGGATCTATTAATCCAGCATCGCAATCGCTATCTTTAAACAGCTTCAAAATATCTGCTGGAGTGTAAAGTTTATCGTTTGGAATGAAATCAAAATACTGCTCAAGAAATGTAGCTGTGCTTAATATCTTTTTATCGTCTATTTCTGAAAACTTTTTGCCTAAGTACATTTGTATCATGTCACGTAAAATTTGTCCTTTTTGGTTTTCACCGCTCCAGATACAAAACTTCAATTCGTGTTTTATTGCCAATGTCAAGAAATACCAATTTATCCAGTAAGTCTTACCAACATTGTCATGTCCTAAAATTATGTTTAGTTGTTTACGTTTAAATCTAAGATGGTTATCCAAGTCGCAGTTAATGCCGTAACCCTTTTTTATTTTTCCGTGTTTATAGTCAAGTAGGTATTGTGTAGCATCTCCTTTCATAATCCAAGTTGTTTGTTAACGTATTCAACTAAGTGGTCGGTTTCTTGTTTCTGATATTGTTTAGGGTTTCTATTATGCCAAGTTCGTAACCTTTGAGAAATACCGAATGTCTTTTCTTTTTCAAATCTAAGTTTTTTATCATTCTCACCGTGTTCAGTCCAATAAAAATAAAAGTCGTTTAGCATATCCCTACCATACTCATCTAAAAAAGGTTTAAGCGCGTCAGCAAATTTCAATTTGCGCTCTTCTATATTATTCTTTATATTTAATACTTTATTATTTACTGCAAGGGTCTCTTTAAGGGGGTCTTCAAGGGGGGCTTCAAGGGTATCAATGTTAACTTGTTGTTTTTCAATGCGTTTCAATGCACCTTGTTTGCCAAATTCCTTTGCTTCAATTACAATGTTCATCGTCTTTTTGTAATTATCAAAGTATTTCTTAATTATTTTTTTCTTTATCTGAACTTCATTACCACAATAATACTCGGTAACTGCATAAAGCCAAATTGAATAATCGGCTACATTATCGAAAAATTCCTTTGCATATTCAAGGTCTTCGATATTGATTTTTACAAATGGTTTTTTGTTTGTCATGGTTGTTATTTAAAGCATAACCCCCGAACCAATAGCCACAACCACGAGGCATCTTGTATTCAGGGGTTAATAAAAAAGTCTTCTGATTCATGTGGTTGTAATTTCAGATAAACAAATATAACAATTATTTTTTAATCAAACTCAAAATTCTTATAAAAATTATTTGATATGTTAACACGGACCTTCCACCGCTTTATTTTACGATAGTCAATCTTTTGCTTAGGGTTGTATAGCTTAAACACTTTCATAGTTTTTCAATTTCGTGTTTAACGTCCAACAGCCATTGATGAGCAATACTACCCTCGTTAATATATAAACCATTTCTAATATCAATCATTTCATCTACTGCAATCAATGCGCATCTTTTTGTTAACTCTTTTGCTTCCGACATTAACACGAACCCAGTTACAAATTGTTTACCTGCTATTATGGGTCTATATTTATTAAATAATTCTTCTGCTTTGTCTTTTGGTATCATAGCTTTTCCAATTCAGTTACCACAGACTTCCAAAACACGATTTTCTCCAAGTCTAAGGTTTCCCAAACATGAGAATGAGCCAAATATATTGCTATTTTTTTTGCTGTTAACTGGTGTTTTATTTCTAAACCTACATAAATATCATCCATTAGGTTTATCGCTTTTTGCTTAGGTGTCATATATTAGCTTTTACAATTACTGAATCCGTGTTTACAATCTTAAAACTACGCAATTTTCTGTATTCTTGTTTAAATTGTATTAATCGCATTCCTTTTTCTGTTTTACAAACTTTCTCAAAGTATTCTTTTCCCTTAGTAACTTCTTTATAAACACGATTTAATACTTGTTGTAAGTCCTCAGGAGTAGTATATTCAAATGTGCAAGTAACTTCTTTCGTTTTCATATACGATAGTATTTATTTGTTTGTGAATCATACCTAACATTGTATGCTTTCGCATGGCAAATTCTTAAATATAACTCCATGTTAAACTTACCTATGTTTTTTTTCTCTTGGTCTTTCCAATACCTGATAATCTCTATCAAAGTTGGATTGCTTTTTTTAGGCTCTCTCATCGCATGAATTTTAAAATACAATACAATGCTCCAACGATAGCAAAAAGTATCACTGGAAAGCCTAAAAACGTATAAATAACGTCTTTGTGTTCATCTGTTGTCGGTTTAACATCGTCCAACAAGTTGTTTAATCTGTTTTTCATAACTTAAATTTTAATTGTTTCAGCAAATATACTATTCTTTTTAATATAAGTTACGTTTTTTAACAATTATTTTTCAGACAATAAAAAAACCCCTACTTTTTATAGGGGTCTTTCAGTTAAAACAATTAAACCAAATTATGATTAGATATGCAAATATAACTATTTTAATTTCTTAGAAACATATCTGCCTAAAATTTTACCTACAAAAGTGAGAAGACCATTTTGAGCATCGACTTTCACCTCGATGTTATCAGCAGTCTTACTCACTTCTATATCCAGTTTCTTAGTATCTAATTTTACCTCACTTGAATTTTCGTCTTTATGAATTTCCAACGATGCGTCATTCACTTTAATTTCAACATCAACCTTTTTTTTCTTTGCCATTATTTTATAAATTTAGTATATACTGATTTTCCTTTAATCTTTGTCATTCTTAATGCTTCTTTTCGGTTTCCAGTTGCTTTATAACTTATATGAAACCAACCAGCCTGTGTTTCCGTACCGCCCTCAAATATAGCTTGGTCAAAATCTAAATTCTCGATTATCCAAACAAATAAATCTTTGTCATGTAAATTTAAGTCCATTGCTTCGCCTTTGCAGTGCTGAGATGACTTTGCCCCTCCGATAACTTTATTTAATAACGTTGAACGAAAACCAGAATTTATTTTAATTGGTTTACCTACCTTTTTTCTAATAGGCTCAAACACTTTCTCACAAAGCAATTTAGCTTTTGCAGTTTCACTTTCATTCATCTTATTTAAGATGCTATGCTTTGTCGCTGATTCCGACTTTTCAAATTCAATAAGCGATACGTGTTCAGATAGTTTCATCTTCTAATTCGTTTTTCGGTAAAATTGCATAAAAATTATTAAATAAACTTTGTTTGTTTTTTTCAGTTTGTTCAATCAATGCTGTTTTACCATAACAATCATATAATCGTTGTTTAAGTTCTTGTACTTCGCTATGGGTGTACCATAACCATATTGCTAAAACTCCCGTTGCCCCTTGTTTTTTAATCACTTCTAAAAGTTCGTTTAGATTTATCATTTTTTTATTCATAAAATTAAAATTGAAGTGTTATATCCGTTTCCATTTGGATAACTGCATTCATTCCCACAACACCCACTGCAACCATGACATTCAATCATAGGTCGTAAATCAGTATCTTTGTTTTCTTCTGAAATAAACTCCGGGAATAACTTTTTATTTTTAATTAAATACTTTATTAATCGCTCTTCAAAGAATGCTGCCTTTTGTGCGTAGTGTTCCATTCCGAAAGCGACTTCTCTTTGACTTACTGAACTTGAAAAGTCTCCGTTTTGTAATTGAAGACCTTTGTTTTTAAGTTGGTATGTTAAACCAAAGACAGCATCCTCAGCACTTCTCCATGCAACTATTGGCTGAATGAATTTAATTAGTGTCTCTTCATCGTTTGTCGCTGTTTGATTGTTATAAACATCCAGCATATAATTAAAAAAAACAGTTCCTAAAATTGGCATCACTCTAAGTTGTGCCTGAGTAGCTATATAAGGAGTAACATCGGTAACGTCAACATTTGCTGTTATCGGTGTATTCGTTTTTAAATATGTTTCTGTAATAAAATATAACATTATACAATAGGTGTTTCTTGTTTTGGAATAGGAACTATATCGCCACCCTCGATTGGTGGTAAACTTGCTAAGGCTCTAATTTCGTTTGGTGTCATAGAACCAAGAACTTTTGTAGCTACCAAAGGAGACATTGTATTCAACGCATCGCTTGTTTTACTTGCACTTTCAGCAACTTCAACAATTGTTTCGTTAATGATTTGAAAATTATTGATTCTTAATTCGCCTTTTACTTTTGCAATATGCAATAATTCGTTAAATATATCTTCGACAATTTCTCTCAAAGGTTTTACAACGTTCTTTTCAAATATAACGTAGGCTTGTTTTATATCACTACCAGAACCAAGTGATCCAGTTGTACGAACTCCCATTAATATAGGGTCGATTGTATGAGCAAAACAAATCTGTTCTGTATTTAAACTTGAAGCCTCTTGAAATAGTTTATCATTTGCGTTGGTTGGTAAACTTTCAATCTTTGGTAATTGCTCCGGAGCATTCGCAAAGAACGCAACTGCCTTACCAGCATTTTCAGCACCCTTTAATTTGTCAATTGTTCGTCTAATCATTGACTTTTCCTCTTCACTTTGCGGTCGCTTAGGGAACATCATAGCAAAAGACGGGAATACCGCATTCTGAATGTTTGATTTTGCTAAATAACTTAGCTCCCCACTTAAAAAAGCAAAGTTCAAAGCACTTGAATACTGAGGTAACGGATAAAAGTCTTGACCAATACAAGGTAACTCATATATAAATAACTGCTCTAATTCTTGATTTAATGGATTGTAAGGCACTATCTCCTCTACATCAATACGTGACGACCAATCCTCGCAAATAAAGTATGTTTGACCGTCTCTCGAACGTCTTATTTTCTCCGGTGATAGATTATCAATTCGTTTTATTTTTCCACGTTCTGAAAAACACAATCTAAAATATACGCGGTTATGAATTACAAGTTGTTTTGTAACAATATGAGCAGTCTTTTTTAGCTTTAATTTGTTTTCAAATGCGTACAAATCTAACTTTTCTTCATTTGTAAGTTTATCAATGATAATGTTAAACCCACCCCCCACAACTGCATTCACTTTATAATCAACTATCGCACCATGCAAAGGCGAAGTGTAATACATTTGATTTAAAACCTCTGGATATAAGTTGTCCTGTCCGAATGGAATGTAACCAGCAACCTGATAACGACCATTCACATAAGGTAATGCAAGATTTGCACCGCCAATTTTAACAA